ACGAACACCGAGAAAATAACCAAATAACATCCATATAATGGCGGAACCTCCTGCAAGCGCCCCAATGAATACGATTATTACCAGCACCTAACTAGGGAATTTAATTACAAATTCTTTCATCACAACCACATCCACGATTTAACATAGTCATTAGTGTACCAATCTTCGGGGAATGAAGAATATCCATCTATTCCTAAATATGCTCTTAATAATTTTAATTTAAATGAAAAATGGTTCTTAGATTGACTATCAGGTATTCTCTTGTACCAAGATGGATTAAAACGCTTAGAGTCCATTGCAGGGGTTTCTAGAGCTACAGATTGCATCCATAATTTAAATTCATCACTATTTGTATATTCATCGTATATCTCGGTAAACAATATTTTTGCTTCTTCAAATTTTGTATATATAACAGATAATGGTTTATTCATTTAACAAGCTCTTAATACTCCACGTATTTCTTGTAATATGTATTTTATTCCATCTAATTGAGCGCGAGTCCCATTTAGTTTTGCTTCAATAGCTGTCCCTTGAAGCTTTGCCATAAGCCTAATATAAGGATCTCTTGTTTCTATTAATGAATCTACTATCACTTTCCGGCCACCATATCGAAGATCCTGGTATATAGTAGGGGATAAGTACCATGAAGAAACACCAAACCCTGTGGTGCCCCATTTATATTGATAATATTGATATTTTTGAAATTCCATTGATGAAGCCACAGCAATCCTATAATTTTTTTCTGCTTTTTTAAATAATTCATATTCTGGAAGAATATTTAAAGCTTTGTCTTTTTTTTCTTTAAGTTCCTGAAGAATCTCGTCTTTAAATTGGTATAGATTATGTCTAGTAGGATTTTCTTGAACCCATTTATAGATTCTTTCTTCAATCTCTGAGTCTATTAATTCTTCTTCATTTTTGTTAACTCCCATTTCATATAGGCTCTCTTTTGTATATTTATCTTGCGCCATTCCGCTGCTCCTACAATTACTTCTTTCCCTATTATATGGTCTTCTGATCCATAGTACTACCCCTAAAATCTCTACCGTTGACTTCAGCAAATATATAAGTCTACTTATTATAAATAGTACAGTATTGTAATTTAAATTGGGGTTAATATTTATGGGTTATGAATCAATTACTAATATATCTTCAGAAGATCTCAACCACATCATAGAAGCTTTAGATAAGATGATGGTTAAAACTCTTGAAAAGGAAACTGCACATTATAACAGAGCATATATGGAAAAACTTTATTCAAATAATGGTAGAGCAGACCAGATTGAAGCTATAAAAGAAATGTTGTTAGAGATAGCTACCGTTGGGAAGAATACAGGTATCTGTTTTTATATTTTAGAACATCAAGATTGGTTTTTAGAAGATCTTACATATACTCCAAAAGAAAATAATTAACTCTTGCAAGATCAAACTCAACTTGATGAATTCTATCCTGAGATAACTAGACCTCATTTGATGAAACAACCTGAGCGGACTATTGTAGATGATAGTGCTCTCGTAGATGAACCATTAGAGGTTATAGAATTTCCAGATGGCTCTGTTAATATCCAACCTTATGGTAAACAGAATGTTGCTAAATTAAGCCCTCAAGAGAATTTCAAAGAAAATCTAGCTTTCAAGTTGGATGACCAAGAGCTTAGAAAGATCGGGAATAGTTTAAAAGAAGCGATAGAAGACGATATCCAGAGTCAATCTCCATTCTATGAAGCAGTAGGTAAGATGATTGAACTTATGGGGATAGAGTTATCTCCTACTAATAAAGAAAGCGATCTTCCATTTAATGGAGCCGCTAGTATTTATTCTGGGGCTTTATTCGAGACCTACCAGAGTCTTGTAGCTTCTATAAAGAGTAATATCTTTAAATCCTCTGATATGGTCGATACGTGCATCATGGGGGAATCTACTGAAGAGCTAGAGGATCGTGCTATTCGCATGAAGGATTGGTTTAATAACTATATTTACAATATAGCTAAGGAATATATCAAAGAGTCTATGTTATTAGCAGGCTGGGCTTGCGTTGCAGGTTCTGCATATAAAAAAGTTTATATTTGTCCTATTTTGAGACGCCCTACTATTGCCGCTATTCCAGTCGAACATTTTGTAGTTAATAGTGTCTATTCAAATCATATAACTGCATGTAGACGAACTCATATATTACATCTTTCCGATAAAGATTTCCAATCTCGGATTTTGTTGGGGATGTATAAAGATGTTGGTCTTATTAAAGAGACCGATGATTATTCAAGTGATAATCCTATTGGTGAAATTCTGAATAGGGTAGAAGGCATTGAACCTATGTATAATAGGATGGATGGGATCTTTGTTCTTTATGAATGCCACGCTGACGTGTATATAGAAGGAGATAAGTATGCATCTCCTGACGGTCTTCCTTCCCCCTATATAGTGACTCTTGATAAAGAATCAGGACAAGTACTTTCTATCAATCGCAATTGGAAAGAAAATGATCCTAATCGTCAAAGAATTGAATATTTTGTTAACTATTACATGCTTACTCCCTTACGTGGGTCTGGGTATGGCATGGTACATTACGCTGGTGGCCTTGCTGCGGCAGCGACATCTTTGGAAAGACAACTTATTAATGCAGCTATATATGCTAACTTCCCAGGCGGGGTATATCAACAAGGCACACGCTTAGAGAATAATAACATACAGCCCAAACCTGGTGAGTTCATCCCTATTATGTGTACTGGTTCAGTTAGAGATGCCATACAACCATTACCTTATAGAGAGCCTAGTCCTGCTCTTAATGCACTTAAGAAAGATATTGAAGATAATATAAGAAGACCTAGTGCAGTTATTGACCAGAAGATTGCGGATATGCCAGCGAATGCCCCTGTGGGTACTACAATAGCTATTCTAGAGCAATTACATAAAGTTCCTAATGCTATACTCCAAAATTTCTATGAGTCTCTCACGACAGAGCTTGGGTTGCTTAAAGATAGGTTTGAAGAATCTTTACAAGAAGGGCAGGTTTACCCGTTCAAAGTAGTGGGTGGCGATAGAATTATAGTTAAGAATGATTTTAGGGAAGGGGTTAATATTATTCCTTCTGGTGATCCTACTACAAAGAACTCTGCTCATAGGTTCATGGTTAGTGAGATTATACTTAATAATGCCAAAGCATTACCTGATATCTATAATATTAAATATGCTAATGAACTTTTCCTAAAAAATATGGGTGTCCCTGGTGAGGATATCGATAAATTATTAACACCTCCTAAAGAGGAGACTCCACCTCCTCAGCCAAAGGACCCCGTCTCTACGATGATGTCTATTATCAAAGGAGAACCGGTTACAGCAGCTGTCTGGCAAGACCACCAAGCTTATATAATTATTATAGATACATGGATTCAAAGTAATCCTCAGGATCCTCATTTACAAAATGCAATGGCTCTGAAGACTCAATATGAAGCATTTAAGTATATGGTAGATGCATATGCTGCATTAGGTATGCCACCACCGGATGATCCGTCCCAGCTTGCTCCTGAGCAGCAGAACCAATTAGCTGTACAGATAGCTCATATGAAGCTTCAGGAAGCTCAACAAGCTCAAGCTAACCAACAGCCAGCAGAACAACCTCTGGATCCAGCTAAGGTAGAGTTAGAAGCTGCTAAGATGGCTAGTGATATTGCTCATGAAAAGAATAGTATAGAACTAAAGAAGCTGGAACTCACTGAGAAGAGAGCAGATATGGAATTTGAATTGAGTATCAAGAAGTTCGAGCAAGATTCTCAGATTCAACATATGAAGGTTGAGCTAGAATCTTTTAAGATAACTCGTGATGAAGCCATTAAGGAGCGTGACCAGGCTCTCAAGGAGCGCGACGCTATGATGAGTGATATACAACATCATCAGCAGAATATGGGTATTGCTATGGAAAGTGGATTGTAGTACTCATTGGTAATTATGATAATAAGGTATTTAATTTGATAGATATGCATTATATATTAGAGTGTACCGACGGCCTAACCATGTTAGGAGTTTTTGGCGCTAAATGGTTGAGTGCTCGTAAAAATAAACTATGTTTTGTTATATTTTCTATGAATGCAATATATTGGATTATAAGGAATTTCTACCTTGGATTACATGTTGCACCTACATTAGGATTTATAAATATAGCTATTAACATATACGGATATATATACTGGACTAAGGGAAAAGTTTTTAGTAGGACATGACAGACAATATATTAACATTTCCAAAAATCAAATCCAAATCTAAACTTCCCGTATCTGAAGCCATCTCAAGGGTTTTGGATGTTAGTATTAAACAAAATGTGGATACATTAGATAAAGACCAATCCTCTAGACTTGATCAAATAACTGATATGAATGTCTTAAGCAAGTTGATTAATGCAAAGACCTCAGCTGTAGTTGCTAAAGACAAGAATGGGGGAATGTATTTTATATGTTTAGGAGATGGAGGGATTAAAGACTATATATCTATGCATGCTGAAGCTATCCAAATTCTAACAACTCATTTATTCCAGGTAGGAGAAGAATAATGAATAAAATAATTAAAGTAGATAGAGAATCTATAAAAACTCTTATTAATAAAAGATATGTTAAAGAGAGTCAGGATATCTTCAATTAATTGTTTCTCTATATTCATTTAAGTACCTCTTCTAAAAACATGGAGGTTCTATATTTCCAACGATGTAGGTATTTTTAAATTTTCTAACTTGTTCTAGATGTTCATCTTCCTCAGGGAAACTATATTCTTCCTCCCATATCTCACAATCACAATCCTCTAACTCCCATATCTCACAATCACAATAGTCAATTAAATCTTTTTTAATAGGAGCCTTATATAATTCAGGGATAGGGAGTATTTTAAACTCCCACCATTCATTGTTATCGTACTCATGACGTTCAAGCCACCAATCCTCCCCAACAACTTTCAGTTGTTTATTTATACCATAGTAATATCGGAAGTTAGCAATGCTAGCAAATTCGCCCCAACTAAATGATTGTTTACCATTCCCCACCCATAAAACATCATTAATAGTTTTATTATGAGCTTCAAGAGTTTTAAGTGTTTCTTGTAATAAATTTATGCTACTCATATACACTTACCTATAAAAACATGTCGAAAAAAACACAAAAAATCGACACATTATTTTAATATGTCGATTCCATAGTAGATGATAATTCACCCAACTCATACTTTATCTCTGCCCTAATTTGATCCATGCTATTTATAATAGTATCTATAATCTTTTTTCTTAAGTTAGCATCATTATTAATCTTATTAAGAGTAAGTAATTCTGACATTAACTTATTCTCGTGTTTGTATATGGAATCAGCCATTTTTTACCCACTATATTTATATATAATGCAGCAGAATCCTGTAGCATAATAAGTACCTCTTTAAATTCCATCTTTAAAAGAGATATTATTCGATACTGGAAAGTATATCAAGAAATATCGCAAACTTTATGTGAAGACTATTAACACTATGACATAGAGAGAAAGAATATGAAACACCACACCGGAAATCCAAGCCATCTTAGCGTTTTATTTAGAGGTTCTCATAGAGCAATGGGAGGTGGACTCCCAGGTAATATGCCATCTAATGGGTCATTATACAAGAAAGGTGGTAATACTCATAGGGAGCATCATGCTGAAGGTGAAGGAGTAAGTCCAGTTACAGGAGATAGAGTCCCAAGTATTGAGACTAAGACCATACAGAGGTCCAGAGGCGGCAGGATGTGCCATGCAGAGGGTGATATGGTAGAAGATAAGATGCGTCATGGAGGACGTAAGAAGAAACGTCATCGTCGGGCAGATGGAGGTATGGAGGCTATGCATGAGTCTCCCATGGAACGTATGGGTATGAATGGCAGAGGTATCAGAAATAGTATGAATGGTGGCCCATTCTATGCAGAAGGTGGTAAGACTGAGACTTTGCGTAGAGGGGGTAAGAAACGTAAGTGCCATGCAGAAGGTGGGGAAGAAGCTATGGAAAGGCTAGAAAAGATGCGCCATGGGGGGCGTAAAAAAAAAGTCTAGATAGAGAACATCATGACTTAGGAGATTTTGTTAGAGCCCCTCATCAAGTCGCTGCCCTTTGGGGCAACAATCCTGGGTGGCAAATGGGAGCAGCAAAAGGCGGCAATATTAGTAAGAAGAATGACCACCGGCGTAAACGTCGAAGTACTGGTGGCGATCTTGAAACAATGCAGAAACGTCCTATTGAGTTTCTGCGGAGCCATCCTGAAGCTTTTTGGTCTATGGGTCGTAAGAAGGGAGGTCCTTTACGCACCCGTAAACGAGCACACCATGATTTCGGTGGGTTTATAGAGGATGCAGGCAGAGCAATCATGAACACTGCACCAATGTGGTTGCCCTTCCTTCTGAAGAAGGGTGGCTCTGTTGACAAATAAAAACTAATTAAATATATTATTTTCTATTGCATACTGTAAATTAGATAGTTATTGTGAAGTAAGTAAAGGGTGGATATGCAATGCTTATTAGACATTTGTATTAATTAACCTAACCCTTTGCTATTTATAATTTTATAGCAAGAATGCTAGGAGAGTTAACAATGGATGCAACAAGTTTTTCTGTTTATTTAAAGGGAGTATTATCAAAGAATATTTCAGATTATACGGAAGTATTATGCTCTGGTTTATCTGGAGATATGAATTCTATACAAAGAAATACTGGTAGGAGAGAAGTATTGGTCTCCCTATTAAATGATCTTGATCTTATATTGCAAAAATTTGAAGAAGGAAATAAATAATGTCATTAATGGACTATAGAATACATTCTACAATAGAAGATGAACCTGAATCAAATCAACCTATAGCAATTACAACTACAACAGCTCTCCCATTTCGTTCCCCTATTGTAAGAGATGATAAACAATATCTTACAGTATTAGATTCATGGAATGAATATGAAACTACTTTCAAGAGACAAGATGATGTTATGGAGCAACAGATTGGTGGCGTTATCCCTATACAGATGCATGGAGGGTTTAAAATTATTTTAAAATGTATAGAAATACCTGATAAAACAGATAGTGGCCTTTATATACCTGATGCAGCTAAAGGAGACTATCTTACGAGCCCTATTGGAACTTATGGGGTAGTTATAGGCATAGGACCTGAAGCTTACAAAGACTCTGAACGACACCCTTATGGTCCTAGATGTAAAATTGGCGATATAGTAGATTTCTCTGCTTATGAAAAAGAGAAGAGGATATATGGCGGATTCCCATGCCATATCATTCATGACGATAGAATTAATTACCCAGTTACGGATGTTAATTTGGTAGTTCCTTTATTGCAGCCAACTATCCGAAAAGTGCAAGCAGAATTAGCGACATTAAATTTGTTAGGTCCTAAAGAGGAGTAAATATGAGCGAATTCCAAGAAAAATTACAAACTATGAAAGAATCGGTTAATTCATCATTAGATGAAATTCAGATCGATATTATAGAAGACTCTCCTAATGGAGAAGTCGAAGAAACGCCTCGTGTGCAACAAAATGAAAAAGGGCACCGTAAAAGAAAGGTTAAGGATAGGTTAGGAGCGCTTATAGCTGAGAAAAGAATCTTAGAGATAGAAAAGCAACGATTACAAGCATATGCGCAAGATCAAGAAATAGCGATATCGGAATTGCGAGCTAAAGCAGAGCAGAATGCCCATAATAGCAATATTTATTATGAGGATAGTCTAGATAGCCAACAAAAACGTATAAGGTCCGAAATCAAAGTTGCGAAAGATGAAGGAGATACGGATAAAGAGATAGAATTACAACAAAGGATGGCTGAAATTGCTGCTAAAAAACAAACTCAGCTTTTGAGTAAATCTTTACAGCAACAACAGCCCATTAATTACCAACAACCTTATTACCCAGAACCCTCATTTGCTCCTGTTCCTTCCCATTATGAAGAACCAGTTAATGAAGCTCTTGAAGATTGGTTAGATGATAATGGTTGGGCTGATCCTAATTCTTCTGAATTTGATCAGCAATTAAGTGCGGAAGCCAATGATATAGCTGCTGAACTTAATGAAAATTTAATAGCCAATAGAGCAGGTAATGCAGTTGGCACTCCTGAGTATTACAATACTATTAGTAGAATAATGAAAAAAAGAATTAAAGTAATGTCAGATGAAAATGATTATAATGACATCAATGAACAAGACAATTCACAATATAGACAAAATTATAATAATGATAATGCCTATACAGTTGCACCAGTAACCAAAAGAGGATCATCTATGGCTGAAAAATATACACCACGGGATAATAATATTTCACCTCAAAGAATGAGTCTGCTTCCAGTGGAGCGTGACATAGCAGTTAAACTTGCTCCCCAATTAACAATAAAGTATGGGAGGCATATTAGTGAAACAGAAGCTTGTGCTCTTTATTGGAAAGAGAAAATGAAATTACACCCAGATGATCGGCTACAGCCAGGTGCTCAGCTATGGGAACGTTAACCCTTATTAAGGAACCAATATTATGATAGAACAAACATTACCAGATAATCTAAGTGCAGCAGAACAGGCATTCGCAGCAGAACCTAAATTCCCTTCTAGACGCACTCGTTCTAGTGAGCATAGAGAATCAAATCCTAGACCAGAACGTCCACCTATTAATTTTGGCACTGGTTCACAATTCAATATACCTATGGAACTTCGTTTAGATACACGTAAAAGGTTCGGGTGGACACCGTATATTCTAAGAAATGAAGAACATCATGAGAAATGTGACAAAGCACAAGATAAAGGGTGGATGGCTGCTGAAGCAGCTGATTATCCCTCATTAGTAAGAGCCTACAAACATAGAGAAAATGATAGAGAAAGATTAGTTAAAAGGGGAGGCTGTTTATTACAAAGCCGGGATGAAGATATATGCCAACAAGAGGATGAGAGCAATAATGAGGAAATGCGTCATAATGCGATGATATCAGCCATGCATGTAAGGGAAAACCCGATGTCAGCTTGTTTTGATCAACGGTCAGGCCATAATTATATGCGGCAGACTACAATGAATAAAAATGGTCCATCTCATTATGGCAATCCTTTCAATTTTGGTTTAAATAACGCAAGGTAGTAATCTCGATTAGTTCCAGAAAAACTAAATTTTTAAGGATACATAACGACTTAGAAAAGTATATATCCTTAAATTTTCCTCAAAAATTATCTCTATCAGATGAAGATTCATTACTTAAAGAAAGGTGTGAATCTTCATTTTATGAATTTGTTAAGAATGCTTGGATTCATGTAGAAGGTAGAGAATATGTAGATTGTTGGCATATACAGGCTATGTGTGAGCACCTACAAGCTGTCCATAAGATGGAGATAAGAAATCTTATCTGTAATATGCCTCCTCGTATGGGTAAATCTACAATATTTAGTGTTCTATTCCCTGCATGGTGTTGGGTCATAGAACCTGGATTAAGATTTTTATACGTAGCTTATTCAGATATTTTAAGTGTTAGAGACTCTATAGGATGTCGTAGGCTTATTGCCAATGAGTGGTACCAAAAACTGTGGGGTAACAAATTCTCTATACTACGTAATGTAGATAACCAGCATCGTTTTGATAATGATAAATATGGTTACAGATTATCTACATCTGTCCATGGGACAGTTACCGGACAAGGTGGTGACATAATATGTTTTGATGATCCTAACAATATAGAAACAGTACACTCAACAATAGTAAGAGAAGGTGTTAATGATTTCTTTGATTTTACTTTATCAAGTAGATATACAAGAGAGCATTTATTAAGAAGACTTGTTCCAATGCAAAGAACACATATTAGTGATTTGACAGGACATATTTTATCAAGGAACGATCCTAGTTGGATTTTTCTATGTCTTCCTATGGAATATGAGAAATCCAGAAGACTTATGACAATTCCATTACCAATGTCTAATGGAAAAATCTGGACTGATCCTAGAACAAAAGAAGGAGAATTACTCTGTCCTAATTATGTAGATGCAGAGGGATTAAAAAGAATCAAGTTTAATCATCGTAATGACAGCTACACTATATCAGCTCAGTTACAACAAAGGCCATCTCCTGCTGAAGGTGGGATACTAAAAGCTGAATGGTATCAACCATGGACTACACCATATTATCCAGAATTTGAATATATCCTACAATCTTGGGACACAGCTCTTACTACAGGGGAAATGTCTTGTTATTCAGCATGTACAACTTGGGGAGTTTTTAAGCACCCAGAAACAGGTCTTAAGAACATAATGTTATTAAGTTTATTTAAAGAGAAAATCGAATATCCTGATTTGAGAAAGATCGCTATAAGACTAGCTAATAACTATGAGGATGTTTATATGGATGATCCTATATATTCTCATAAACCACCCCATCTAATTTTAGTTGAAGAGAAAGTAAATGGTTACTGCATTCTGCAAGATCTTATGCGGGCTCATCTACCAGTAATGGGGTTTAATCCTAATAAATATGGTAACAAAATAAGTAGGTGTAGAATTATCAGTTATCTTATAGAGAATGGGTTAGTTTGGTTACCTACTGAAGCACCTTACTTTAAGCATTATAATGAAGATAGTCAGTTACTATTAGAAGCATCAATAAATTTCCCAGAAGACCGCAGTGGTAGACCTACCAACGATATTATAGATAGTTTGAGCCAAGCTTTCTTATGGTTAATTGCACGAGGTTGGTTATCTAGTAAAGATGACCCAATAGTAGAGTCAGAGATCAATTGGAATAATTTTGAAAATCAATATGGCAATGTATATAGATACAAACGCCAAATATAAATAGTAATGACCTGTTGACATATATATTATATATGTTTTATTTTGCAAATAAGAGTACTGATAGAATAGTTGAGAACCTATACTATCATTGATGGGGTAATCCCCTGAATAAGTTCTCAGTCAGATAATATAGTCCGAGGCCTATGTTATCAAAGCATGAATCACAAAGATTCATACTCAGTCTCGCAGATGATCTCTCCAGAGAGTTGAGGTCATCTCCACTTGGCGGGTTTATAGTCATGCGCCACACTCTCCGTTTAAAAATTGTTTTTTATTTTACAGGGAGAATGACGCATGTCATACGGATATCCAGCAGCATCGGGCCTTCAGGTCGCAAACAGTTCCATTAGTGGGATCTATAACGGACAGACTCGTCCATACTATATCGCAAATAATTATGCTTACAATATTTTTAGAGGTGACCTCGTATATTTAGGAGGTGATGGCTTTATACATAGTTTGGCAGAACCACCTGCTGGTATAGGTCAGGCTTACGCTCAATTACCTTCTTTAGGTGTTTTTAATGGTTGTACTTATGAGCAATCTACAGCAGTAAACCCCACAGACCCTGCAAACCCTGGCAGACCATATTGGCCTGCGGGCACTAGCATTGTGGGTAATTTCCCTTATGGTGCACCTGCTTATATCATTGATGATCCAAATGTTATTTATACCATCCAAGTTGACGTAAATGGTTTGCCGTGGAATGCGGTAGGCAGTACTGCTGCGGCTTTATTTACTTTAAATGGGGCTAATAACCAAGTTTTAGGTAATCCCCTTACTGGTCAATCCCTAATGCAGCTCCAAGGTCCAGGCGGTCAAACAGCTGCAAACTATAATTTGCGCATAATCGGCTTTGACGAAAGTCCATTTAATAACACACCACTCCCAGGAGCTGGTCCATCGCTATATTGTAATGCCTTGGTTCTTATCCAGAACCATCAGTACTTACAACGTGCAGTTGGTCTTTAATCATTTTTTACAAGGAAATTAACACATGGCAACTATTAATAGATCATTTATAACCTCCCTTCTGCGCCCAGGAGCAAATACTATCTTTGGAGATTGGGAGATCCATGGAGCTTTATGGAAAGATATATATGCACAGTTTAAATCAAATAAAGCCGTAGAATATGATATCGAAATCCAAGGTCTGGGTATAGCAGAACGTAAAGCTGAAGGTAGCCCTTACGCATTAGGAGAAATGAGACAACTATATACTACATCTTATGCCATGTTGACTTATGGCATTGGGTTCCAGATTACACGTGAAGCATTACTTGATAACCAATATCCAGACCAATTCCCTCAGCAAGCAATGAACCTTAAACATTCTCTAGATGTTGTTAAAAACGTTAATGGCGCTTTCCCTATTAATAATGCTCTTAACCCAGCTCTGACGGGCGGCGATGGTATGCCATTGTTATCACCGGCTCACCCTACTGTTAATGGAGTATTAGCTAACACGTTCACTAACTATGTTGGTCTGAATGAAACAACTCTTGAAGATTTGATTACTATTTGTAAGACATGGACTAACTCAGCTGGACTCCCAATTAACTTAAGCCCAGTAAGACTAATAGTTCCCCCTGCTTTGCAATACCAGGCATCGAGACTTTTGAATGGTATGGATCGTACGGCAACAGCCAATAGAGAAATATCGGCTCTTGTCCATGATAAATATATACCTGGTGGATATTCAGTTAACCGTTTCATCCTAAATCCTGGATTTTGGGGTTTCTTAACTGATGAAGCAAATGGATTTAAATATTTTAGCAAAGACGCTCCAGAACTAGACTTTATTTGTGATCCAGCTACTAACAACGTAAGTATTTATATGGGTGAGAGATATGCCATGGGATATTCGAACTGGCGTTGTGTGGCTGCTTCCATTGGCCCAGCTTAAGGGAGAATTAAATTATGGCATATAAATCATGGGGTACTTATGTAAGTGACGGCCTAAGATCAGGCCCACTTTATACTCAGCAAATCATGGGGTCGACGTCTCTTAATACTGGTCCATTCCCACCACCAGTTCCCCTTTTTAACCAAACTCCCTATACTCCTAATACTTTTGGAGTTTTGACTTCTAATGATTATAATCAATGGGGGCCTGGTATGCTTTATAGCCCCCAAAATAGTTATAATATAACACCTGCTCCACCTGCTGCTGGATTTACTACTTTAAATAATATAGTAACTCAAATAGGCGGAGTTGGGGGATACCCAGCTGGCAACCTTACTTTGGCAGGGGATAATAGTGTTTCTTATCTTGTTAATGCTAGTATTGCTAACAATTTTAACAATGTTAACCCGAGCATTACGCCATATATTAAGCTGGATTGGCCTAGGGTTCCTACTGTAACTATTACTGGTGCTGATGCGACTGCTAATACTCATGTTACCATTTTAGGTAAAGATTTTTATGATCTTCCTATGCAACATACCTATATTGTACAAGCTCAACAGACTTATCCAATTATAACTCAAAGTGCAGTTGCAGCAGATGATGGGACTATAAGTCTTCCATGTAAAGCATTCTATAAAGTAACAGGAGTGATACTTGGTGCTGCATTACCAGCTAATTGTCAATTATCTGTAGGAGCTTCTGAAGTATTTGGCTTGCCATTTAGGATAACAGGTAAGGGAGTAATTTCTGCTATAGCTTGGGGTACTCAAACTGGCGGTGCTGCTAATCCCATTATTCCTAATGGTCAGCTTACAGTAAGAGCACCTGGGGACATGCAAACTACTAGAGGTATCTTTGTCCCAGCTGATGTAACTAACCCTTCTACAGCTCTTACCGGAGATACTAGAGGTCTTTATGCGCCTTTTACACCAGCAGTTACCCAGGTTGTAGGTGGGAAAATCGTTGATGCTGCCAGACTAGTCTTTACAGCTTATGTAGGCGGAGAAGATGTCTGGATCAACCAAATTGCTGAACTCCAACAGAGTGAAATGCTCTCAACAGGTAGCCCAACCCCTCAAGGGTTAGTAGTGCCTGCACTGGATCCTTCTATTGCTATGGGAGTACTACAGTTTTATACAGGACGCTCTAGTTAATGAGTAAATCTGTTCTTGTATATTGGGCACCAACTAATACTGATGGGATTGCTGAAGCGCAAGATGCAACGGTGGGTAACCCTCTTGTCCTAAAGACAACTACTGGTTATCCACCAGCATCTTTTGTTTATAAAGATATCTTACCTTTAGATAGGACTTTTAGCAAAGATGTTATTAGAAGCATTGATATATCCAGTCCAGATGATATAAAAGATACTGTATTCGTATTGTCAGGGATAGGTGTCCTTGGAACTGATATTGATGCAGAAGGTAATCCTACTAAACTTATAGGGCCTATTACTGAAGAGATAACTGGTATCAATAATACAGTAGTCCCTACTGAAGGTATTTATACTGAATTAATATCAGTAATTCCTACAGTTGCTGATGCTACTAATGTAAGTATAGGTTATGGTACATTTGGTATTATTAATTATATATTCACCGATACCAATAGGAATGTTATTCAGAATTATTCTAATAGTTGGTCAACTCAAATATTTAATTTTAATGCTTTGATACCAACTATTTATATTTCTCTTAATACTCCACAAAGAATTAATCCTACAGGAAACCTTGCTACTTTTGGTGTAATCCAATCTCTTAATGAAATATTACCTGGTTTTATACCTGCATTCCCATTAACGCCACAGACTACAGTTGGCAACAATACGCTTGGGTCCATGTTTAATAGTGGGTGCGCAACTATTTGGGCCACTATAAAAGATAATACTGATGCGAACGAATCTATGTTTTTCACATTTATACAACAAGGGATTTAAATCATGAAGAGAACTAAGCGAGCTACCGGAGGAAGTACCCCAGCTGAGATTTTATCTTCAGGAGGGAAACAGTCTGTAAGGTCAGGTAGGTCACCAGGATTAGATGCATCCAATGGTGCTATACTATCTACTAGATCAGGTAAATCTCCAGGTTTAGGTGCAGCGCAAGGTGAAATATTAGCTAAACGTATGAAAACTGGCGGCTCTATGGGCAGCCATAAAAAAGCTCATGCAAGTTTACATTCTCTTTATAAGGTTCTTCACCACCATTTTGGGGGTGGCCGGGAACCTGAGAGTGAGAGAGCTAGTGGAGGTAAGTTATGGGTCCAAAATGCTTTTTCAAAGAACAAGGGCGCACTACATAGAGAACTTAATGTACCCCAAGGTAAGAAAATACCTTTAAATAAATTACATAAGGCTGAGCACAGTAAGTCTCCTAAATTACGTAAAAGAGCACAATTAGCAGAAACATCACGAGGATTTAATCATAAACCTCAAGGGCGGTAATAGATGGTTGCTCCCCTTAGTAACAGTTATTCCTTTGGTTCTAATACTCAGGTAGATGATCTATTTAGAGAAGTCTTTGAACGTATAGGTGTTATAGGTAATGATCTACCTAATCTATATATTCCGTCAGCTATTATGTCAGCTAACTTGGAATTATCTACATGGCCTGGCAAGGGATTAAACCTCTGGTTAGTCCAACAACAGATGTTCAGTCTTTATCCTAACCAGCCAAACTATGTATTACCCGAAAATACAGTAAGGGTCCTTGAAGTTGTACTTACTAATCCGGCTAGGCTTAATACTGGTGGTAATGCATTCTCTACTCTAAATGAAGGAGTTTCTGCTAATTGCTTTGATCCCAATCAAACTGCTGGATGTACCCTTACTAGTATCAATGGGAGCATAGGGTATGATTACGGTGTAGGAGTTCTAAAATCAGTTATGTATGTTGGTATAACTCCTTTAGTTACATCTACATATACTTTAAAAATTCAATATTCTTTTGATGATCCTGTTGCTGATAATTGGACAGATGTTTATATAGCTCCCACACAAAGTTACCCTGGTTCTCAGACACAATGGTTTGTAATAAACCAAACATTAAATGCTAGAGCTTGGAGAGTTACTGAGACTAATGGCGCAATCTTAGCAATACAGCAAATATATTTTAATCAATCTTCTCTAATGGGCAGGGGGGATACGATGCTAGGCACTTATTCTCGTTCTGAATATGAAACCATACCAAATAAACTAAATACCAATTCTCTGCCCTCAGGATATTATTATGACCAAACGATGGCAGCTCCATCTTTTTCTCCGGTTATGAAGATATATCCTGTTCCTGGAGTTTCAGTAGCTTTACCTCATAATCAATTCAATATCTTATACACTAGTTATATATATGCCCAAGATATCACTCAAATGTTCCAAAGAGCACAAGTGCCTCAGCGGTTTTATGATGCATTGGTAGCAGGACTTACAGCAAGACTAGCACTAAAGTTTGCCCCTGAAAAATACCCAATAATGAAAGCTGAAGCTGCGGAAGCTTATAGTATCGCGGCAGCTACTGATTTT